TCTTGCCACAATGCGCGCGAAACAGGATCATTTCTTCTGTACTGTGTTTCAAGAACTTCAAAAATGATCCATAATAAATCTCTATTCAACGTTCCATCCCAATTGGTAAAATCAGTTGCAATGAATTGTTTAGATTTAGGGTGTGCTATTGATGTTAATTTCAATGCTAACACATCCCAATCCGATGAATAGGGATTTATACCGATGAGAGATGAATTAAAGACTTTATTTTCCATAATAGTCGCGAAGAAATCCAAGAAATATTGTCGAAACAACACAACATAATGTAGTGGTGCTGCGGCAAAAGCTCTTGATTTTCCAGCATCTACCTTTTCAATAGGCCTCAATTCATCTTTTGCTGTAGACACAAAATAACACTCTGGACGAATGTTATTTTGCGCTTTAGTCCTGTAATCGTCAATTTGTCTATTAAGGAATGGATGGTCGTAAATCCAATTAGTATCTTCGCCTAGGAACGCTGATTTTCCTTTCTTACCGCCAGTAAAACGGTTGAAAGGATAGCCAGCACTCGAAGTACGATTGATACCAACAATATATTCACTACCCTCTATTCCACTTATAGATTCATTGTGCGTAAGTCGTCGTATTTTCCGAGGTGCCGAAAATCGATGCATTAGACAACCACGAAATACTGCTTCTTTGTCGCTCGAAACCGAAAGTGAAGGCTCCATATACTTCTTCATTGCTTTATTTATAACATGTTCTCCTTGAAATATCCCCAAATGGGCCGGTTTCTTCTGTGTCTTAAATATTTTATTATGAAAAAGTGATGGACGTATTTTTGTGGTACTATTTGCATACAGATTATGTGGGATGTTACCTACTTTATTAAACTGGTTATCTAACAAAGTAATGGATTTGCACATCTCGACTTGTCTGAATGCAACATGCTTAGAAAGTTGTTCGCTGATTCCTTCCATCATTTCAAATGTTATGATCTGTCCATAACTTCGATCACTACAAGTATAACCTGCCATATGTATACCAAGAATATTACCTGAATAATGCGCTGTGTTTGCTATAACTACACTACCACAATAGCCAGGAACACTTTGCATTGGGTACTGCATCACACAATACGTGTAATCAGTTTTCGTTGGACCCTTCGCAAGTAAGGGTTCTTTACATACTTCAGTTATTTTCGTGTGTTGAAGTTCAATGTACCATGCCATTTTGCCTGTTACATCAAGTTCCTTAGAGTTGTCAAATTGAGCGTTTATTGTTGTCGTCATAACCATGATCCTTTCTCCTTCCAGATCTGGTAATTGGGATGCTTTTACAAATGTAGGTCGTTGAGCATCACCTATTGATGTCAAATCAGTATGTTGTCGTACAGATGTGCCTCCGAAGTCCAAAACTATAATATCATAATATTGTTCTGCACTGCCTTCATGCATAAGTTGTAATACTGATACTTTCTTCCCTTGTATTCCAATAATCTTTTCAAATACATTGTAAAGATTAAAATGTCCTTTTACATATTGGTCATAAGAGTATCCCTCTAGTAAATGCTTATTTACTACAAAGAGTCCTCCTTTCACAAAAAAACCTCGTAATGTTCGCGCATTACGATTTGAATCTATGAATTGTATGATATATGTATTAGAACACAAAATCTTTGCCATTGCATATGCCATGCCGGATGCCAAGTCTTTCGTTGCCGTGTTGTCGTCTGAATTTGCGAATTCTGCCATTTCAAAAGATTCCATTTCTACAGTACCACCACTTTGTTTAAAGAGCGGTTTTGATATTATTTTCGAATTGGGAGGATCTTTAGGTTTAGGCTTCTTCGCTGTCGATGCATCTCCTCCATTGTAATTTCCTTGTTGTACTGTTTCTTCTTGTAGAGGGGGAGCTGGAGGTGGAGTTTCATTTGTCTGTTGAGTCGGCTTGCATGTCGGGCAATCATGATTCATAATTCTTTTACCTTTCTTCTTCTTGATGAGACGATATACGATATATCCTGAAACTATTAAGCCTAAAGCAGTTGCAATTTTAGAAGAGCGTGATTGAAATTGTTTTCTTGGAAATAAAGATTTTATTTTAAGATAAGGTCTACACAATAAATTTATATATAAAAACAAAAAGGGGGATTGCCAAAATGAAGTAAATTGAATATACCACATGAACGCATGAAGTTTCCAAATAAACCAATCATAAGGATTGATAAGAAAAGAAGGGGTGTATATCATATAATATACATGATCAACACCATTTTGCATGTTACGACTAACATTATCGTATGTATCAAAAACCATCCATGAAGTGACGGTGCATCTTCATCTTTATCCGGGAGAGTCAATTGATTAGATTGAACGCGGGGGGGGTCAGGCGTAGGTTTTGGTAAACCACGTACAGCATGTTCTTTAAACACGCCGCACGATTTGAGATATGTGCTTTGTTTATCACGTAGAGCCATTTCAATTTTCTTGGTTATTTCTTCATAAGTAAGAGAAACATTTCCTTCTTTAAAAACGTATATGTGAGTATTTGCTTCAGAAAGATTAATAGTGTCTGGATTTACAACTCGAACACCATTATGTATTTTAGAATATTCTGGTAACAGTTCTACTTTAAATTGTAAATCAATGCGTCGTTTGTATGCTTCTTTACTCGTTAAATAATCCAATGCCGGGGTCTTTGCGTTGTCTGTTGCAATAATAAGTGCTGAGTTGAAATTTGCATTTGCTTTATTTTCCAATTCTGCTACATTCAAAAGATGTGTATGTGAATTTGCATAATGAATCATATCTACTGGGAAAGGTTGCCCTTCCTTCAGAAAATGTGGATTCACCTGATTAGCATCATCACATACAAAAATTTTGGACATAGCAGGATTGTAATTTGTCTTGTATTTATTTGCTACTGGATTGTAATACATATACTTTTCAAACTCAGAACATTCCTTGTACAATTTGTCGCCTTCCACTCCTTCCAATTCAAGAATTGTCCGCAAAGCATCTCCACTAATTAAGTTAACAAGATGCGTCTTCCCAACTCCAGCTCCACCATACAAATGTAAAGTGACTGGAGGTTTTCTGTTGCCGTGTCCTGCCGGAGGAGATGTTTGTACTGCTTTGTAATATTGATTCAACCGTGCTGCTGTTCCTGCATATTGCAATCGTTCTTCTGAATGCGCTGGCAAATACTTCAATAACATCATAGATTTTATTTCTAATTCTGTTATTTCCATATACGCTGATTGCAACAAACGCAAATCTTTTTGTCCTTGTGTCGTTGTGTAGTATGTGACTCGCCGTGAAATGTGATCAATCTCTTTCTGTAAGTCAAATTCGTCGCGACCGCGCACCCATTTTATACATGACTTTACAGCATCCATTACATAATCTAAGCCTCGCGATGTTGGTGCTACCTGCCTCAAAGAGGATAGACATGCATCAACGCTACTCTGATTAGGCTTTCGTTGAAATATCAAACTTAAAACAAGAGTCACAATGGCATTCATTGCTGATTCAATATTCATGTGCTTCTGGGCTACTTCCTCTTTACCATTTACAATAAAATTGTAAACTATTATTGCACACTTCGTAAAAAGTGCCAAAGCCAAACCTTTTATTTTAAAGACATTATACAATGCCCTTATTGCCAAAACCTTTGCCGTCGTCGATGGTACTCGTGCAATCACATCTAAAGCGCATAAAACATCAACCCAATTAAAAAGTGATTTTAATTCTTCTGGAAATGCATCAAGGATATTTTTGACTACTTCTATCCAGTCGCCGGAATCATCTACCATCCCAGTTGTGAAAAATTCTACATTGTCTTCTGAGTACCATGCACTTGCTTCTTCGCTTAATTTTTCATAAAAATGTTTTGTTGCTATATCCAATTGCTTCATTGTTGCTTTGTCAGCCGCATTTTGTCGTCGTTGTTTAACAAATTTCACGTTAGCATGAAATAAATCTCGTGCTAATTTCGTGTCTTGTGCCATTAGTCGTGCTTGTCGCGTGTTGTCAGGGGATCGCCTAGTTTTTGAGTCGCGTTTCGTGTTTTCCTTGTCAATGTTACCATTAAGTGCGTGCTTCTCTTTATTTGAGTCTATTCTATTGCGCAAAATATCATATGCAATTGCCATCCAGTCAGAAGTTTCACTATAACGCATAAAACTTGAAATCAAGACTCGTTCTATGAACTCATCACATACCCATTGCCTAGCGCTCCATGGAACAACCAGATAACACAGATTTTCATCTACTACATCAAATCTGAGTTCCACAAATTCTCTGCAATATACTCCAATTGTCATTTCCTTACCATGTAGTGTTAAACCAATGTAAGTCATATGTTCGCCAAAAATTTCTACAACCGTGTTTCCATTCATTGAGTGTTGCTTTTTGTTTCGTCGTGCTTGTTCCCGAGCTTCCCATGATGTTGATGGTTTGCCAATCGTTTTCATTTCCATGTCATTGTGTATATGCGTGGGTCTTTCTTTCTCTTCATCTGGAATCTTCTTCCATGATTTTACTTCTACGTTCGTTCTAATTCGACATTTTGGTGCAACGTCAACCAATGCTGTAGGACAGCAAAAGCCAACAAAGCAATCCTCGATATCAAATGCAAAGTCATATTTCCGTGCAACTGGTTTATAAAAAAACCGTTTCTTCACTGCCGCTGTTTTAACATCTTTCTTGATAACATTCTTCTTGCCCTTTCCTGGAGAAAGACGTATCGATGAAAGGTAATAATGAGATAAACCAGAAGAGTCTATCTCAAATCCTACTCCACGCTGAATCCTGTCTAGTAGAGTTTCCTTCTTAGGGTCTACTTTCGGTGAAATCCTATCAGATGAATCCGATAAGATTGCATATACATTGTGTTGTGTGCCGTTAAGTGAGAATTGTCCGTTTGTGCTCGAAAATAAAGAATCCATGTCTATTTTGATATATCTTCGGCTCTGTGATCCATGGGGATGATCTAGCCTCCGATTTTGTCCACCCTATAAAAACGTATAGTGAGCTTTCATCCGGGCCACAATTAAGATTGTGGCACTATTAGATTGAGGGTCCAATAGGTCATCAGAATTAACAAATACGTCCAGTAGGGACAGACGCCAGCAAATGTTCCGTGTTTAGAGTTAAATTAGGTGGGTGAATAATACAGGCCTATACCCATACATATGAGTCGTTGAGACCAAGATCTACTGAATAAGATCGTCTCTATCATAGCATGACTTGTCAGTGTATTATAAGCAGTTTTCATAAAGTTCCAACCGGGATGAAATGAATAAAATAATAAAATGAAAGATATTATATCTGAATGAATTGCGTCGATAATATATCTTATAATAACAAAATAATAAATGAATATATAATAAAATGAGAGCCTACGCTTAGCGCGGGTAGTGCGAAAATATTATATATTATAAAATAAAAAAAATTCAATCTTCTGATTAGTTAATTTAAAAAAAATGCATATTTGAAGGTAAAAACCACTCTATTTAATAAAATAGGCAAATACGTGGTTAATATTAATCCCCTTAACCGGGTATCCAAGTGTATATAGCATAAGCTATATA